GGATGCCTCACTTGCATTTGATAATGCAAAACTAGAGCAACGAAAAGAAACGGCTTCTGAAGAGAAACCTGTTCAACTTGCTGATGGTGGCAATCTACCGAAAGAGACACCACGAACGCTTCCTGCAGCAGATCCTCAAGCTGAAGATTGGGCTAGTAAAAATACATGGTTTGGTAAAGATAGAGCTATGACGTTTACTGCGTTTGAAATTCATAAGGATTTAGTAGAAAAAGAAGGTTATGATCCTAAGTCCGATGAATATTATGTAGAAATCGATAAACGAATTAAAGTTGACTTTCCGCATAAATTTGGTACTAATGAGATTAATACGTCCAAACCCGTTCAGTCGGTGGCTTCTGCGAATAGAAGCGTAAAACAAGGACGCAAAACTGTGAGACTCACTTCTTCACAGGTGCACATTGCAAAAAAATTAGGAGTGCCACTCGAAGAGTATGCAAAACAATTAAAACTCACGGAAGGAGCATAAGCATATGAAAAAAAACGAAAAAATAACTTCTCGTGCGGCTACGACTCGGACTAAAACTGAACGTCCTAAAGAGTACAAGCCACCATCCTCTCTGGATGCACCAGCACCACCTGACGGTTTTAGACACCGTTGGATTAGAGCTGAATCACAGGGTTTCATCGACAGTAAAAATATTTACGGAAGATTGAGATCTGGATATGAGTTAGTGAGAGCTGACGAATATAACGATTCGGATTATCCTGTCATTACTGACGGAAAATATGCTGGAGTCATTGGAGTAGGGGGCCTATTGTTGGCTAGGATACCTGAAGAACTCGCGCAGCAAAGAATTGATTATCAGAAAAAACAAACTGAGGGTCAAGACGAAGCTATAGATAACGACTTACTTAAGGAACAACATAAGAGTATGCCGATCGATGTTGATCGACAATCTCGCGTAACCTTCGGTGGTACAAAGAAATAAATTTTATTTCTCTCATCATCGATTTCAATTAATCTGTTTATAGGAAACTATAAACTTTAAGGAGTAATACTATGGCAAATAGAAACACTAGTGGTTTTGGTTTGATCCCTGTTGGTACAATTGGCTCAACGCCAAGTACTCAAGGACAAGGCAAATACTACATAGATGCTGCGTATAATGTTGATCTCTTCCAAGGTTCTGCAGTGCAGAGCAAAGTGGGATATATCAAAACTGCGCAAGCGGCTATTACCAATACTTGTATTGGTACGTTGAATGGTATCTTTTATAACGCGTCGACGACTTTAAAACCGACGTGGGCTAATTGGTATAATCAACCAATTACTCCAGCAAACTCTGAAGATATAACAGCGTTTGTATTAGACAATCCGTTCCAACTTTTTGTTGGTTCAATTGATGCAGCAGCAGCGCAAGCTGTTTACGGCTATACCCTAGGGTTAACTGTAACTGCAGCTGGTTCAGAAATTTCTGGACAGTCTAGTTCAACGTTAACAGAGACATCCAAGCATATAGCCAACAATCAGTGGAGATTGTTAAGATCGGCTGAGGATCCTGAGAATAATGAAAACGCAGCGTACAGAAGCGTTATTGTTGCTCACAACCTTAACCAATACTTACAAAACATAAGCACCACACCGGCTGGAATAACTTGGCAATAGGAGCAAATAGACATGGCAATATCACGAGCACAGCTAGTTAAAGAACTAGAACCAGGCCTAAATGCACTATTTGGGCTGGAGTACAAACGGTATGAAAATCAGCATGCTGAGATTTATACTACAGAATCATCTGACAGAGCTTTCGAAGAGGAAGTAATGTTAAGTGGTTTTGCAAACGCAGACGTAAAAGCAGAAGGTCAAGGCATTTCATACGATGAAGCGCAAGAAACCTACACTGCACGTTACACAATGGAAACGATCGCGCTTGCTTTCGCTATAACTGAAGAAGCTATCGAAGATAATCTCTACGATAGACTAGCTTCTAGATATACAAAAGCATTAGCAAGATCTATGTCTAACGCAAAAGAAGTTAAAGGTGCATTACCTTTGAACAATGGTCTACCTTCGGTAGCTACGTTCAAAACAGGTGATGCAGTAGCATTATTCAGTACAGCACACCCGTGCTCAACTGGACCTAATGTTGCAAACACTTTATCGACTCAAGCGGACCTTAACGAAACATCATTGGAGCAGTCTTTAATCGACATCGCTGCAATGACAGACGAAAGAGGTTTAAGAATCGCTGCTAAGGGAGTGAAAATGATCATCCCTTCTGCGAATCAGTTCAATGCTGAGAGATTGATGAAATCTCAAGGTAGAACTCAGACAGCTGATAATGACATCAATGCAATCAACAGTATGGGAATGATTCCTCAAGGTTATAGAGTGAATAATTTCTTAACTGACTCTGATTCTTGGTACATCATTACAGACGTTCCAAACGGTATGAAAATGTTTTCAAGAACTCCATTGAGCACATCAATGGAAGGAGACTTTGATACTGGTAACGTTAGATACAAAGCTAGAGAAAGATACAGTTTCGGCTGTTCTGACTATAGAGGTATCTTTGGTTGCGAAGGTGCGTAAGCAATAACTGAGTAATTTTGTGGCGGAACATAGTTCCGCCACATTTCAAAAATAAAGTCATAAATACACTATGAAAAACTTCCGAGTACAAATCCGCTACCATGGGCATTATGCAGACTTCACCGTTATGGCTGAAGATAGTGCTGAAAGCGTTGAACAATCTATCCTTGACAAACTAGGTAAAAATGAGATAAAGTTTGAGTCTGATGGATTTACCTCTAAAAAAGGTAAATGGATAACTTATGAGGAAGTTATAAATGACACAAGAACTATACAAACAAAAAAAGTCCTTGGAGTTGAGTTGGGAGCAAGAGTATAACGAATCAGGTAAATATACTCTTAACATGGTTAAAATTGATGATAAAATCAAAGAAATCATCACTGAAATTAAACTAGAAGAAGCAAGAGTTGCTCACCGTGTTAATAAAATTGAAGACTCACAAGCACAAGTTTCAGTAGCCACTTAAGCGCTATTAAAAATCATACAAAACCCATAGGATCACTTGCGCCAAATTTAAATTTGGGGTATAGATTAGATACTATACAATTTTAACAAAAAATAAATGTAGACGCGTATAGTCGACATTCCCTAGGGGACTACATTTATATATTCTAGGAGGAATATTATGGCAAACACATCGTTTAATGGTCCAGTTAGATCCGAAAAAGGATTTCAACAGATCAATAAAGCCGCTAGCACAGGAGTTATAACATCAAGGTTTTTAGGAACGAAACCTGATTTAACTAGCTTAACTGCTACATCAGTGGCAACAGCGGGAACATTAACTTATGCAGCTAATGTAATTACGGTTAACAACTTCACTGGGGCGGCAACACAAGCGGTAACATTACCGGCAGCAACAGTAGGAACTTATGTAGTTCATGCTCAATCAGATGATTCAACTGGTGGTACAGCTGTTCTTACTTTTACATGTGCAGGAGATGATGTTTTTAGAACTGGTTCAAAAGTGGAAAGTAGAGCCACTGGAGCAGTTCAAACTATAGACACATCAATAGCAGATGAAACGGTATTAACGTACACACCTGCCAATGCAGCAACCAATAGTTTAACTCATGGTTGTTATTTGTATTTCACTTGTTTTGAAAAAGGCATTTGGAACTTTGCTCATGACTTATCAACAGCAAATGACGCAGATACAGGCGCAGCTGCTTGGAGTTAATAGCTAAATAAAATAATGTGAGCTCCTTCGGGAGCTCACACTTAAGGAGAAAAATTATGGGATATCCAGTAGATATAAAAACAGTTAATATTACCACTGCTACGACTACTACAATCTTTGATGGTCCAGCGAGAATATTAGCACTTTCATGGGTGGTACCTACGAATGTTGCAGCTGGAACAATAACAGTTAACGATAATACAACAGCTATGTGGGTAGTTGATACACCTGCTACAAATACTACAGACTATAAATCCCCAGTTACTGGACACATAAAATTACCAGGAACAGGGATTAGAGCTAATACTAGTTTGAAAGTTACAAACGTAGCAGTCACACATGTAACTGTTTATTATGGATAGGAATTGTAATGGCGAATACTACTTCCTCATCATATGCATTTGATCAGGATTTTTCGATCGATGAAATTATTGTAGATGCGTACGAACGTATCGGTTTAGTTGGCACTGCAGGTCATCAACTTAAAACAGCTCGAAGATCTTTAAATATTCTTTTTCAAGAATGGGGAAACAGAGGAATTCATTTTTGGGAAGTAGGAAACACAAATATTAATATAATAGTTGGTTCTTCAACTAATGTGGATGCAACTGACGAAGGCGCTGGAACCTATACTTTCTATAGAAATTCAGTTGATAGCGCTGCAGCGGCAGCGGCATCACCACAAGCAACAACGGTTCCTGTAGCAAATGTTTATGGTATTACCGATATTCTAAATGTTACATACCGACAAAATTATAATACAACTTCTCAATCTGATACTGGTTTAACTAAAGTTGCAAGAGACGCTTATGCTGGAACAGCTAATAAAGCATCCCTTGGAACTCCTTCACAATTTTGGGTTCAACGATTTATTGATAAAGTTACACTTACACTTTATCCTTTACCTAATTCAACGGCAGCATCTAATTATATAAATGTTTATTATGTAAAAAGAATT